ATCAAGAAGTGACGATGACTGGGGTTTTCTTGGAGAAATAAATATAGCGGATGGAACTAGAGCTTCTTTCGAGTCATCCTATACTCCATGGACAATAACTAGTGCAGACGCTCCTTCTTTTGTAAGGTCTGCTTTTATAAGTGAGGCTCCAAATATAGATACATATCAATCGTTAAATGGATATGACCAAGATTCTAGCGTATTATCAATAGGTACAGCTGGAGAGAAATATCAAACTAGCGTTGTTTCAAATAGAAGAGCTTTTATAGCAAATGTTAAATATACAGACTCAAGCCGTTCTTTAGCAAATAGGGGAGACACTATAAGATATAGTGAAGTAAATAGGTTTGACACATTTCCAGAGTTTAACTTCATAGATATAGGTGTTAATGATGGAGAAGAGTTTATTAAGGTAGAAGCTTATGCAGATAGGCTTCTTGCTTTTAAAGAGAAAACCCTTTATATTATTAATATAGGCGGAGGGTCTGATACTCAATGGTTTTTAGAGTCTGAGCATAAAAATATGGGTGTAGAATTTCATGATGCTACTGTTAAAACTGATTTTGGTGTAGCTTGGGTTAATAAGAATGGTTTATTTTTTTATGATGGTAGTCAAATTAGAAACTTACAAACAAAAATATTAGAGTCCCAGTGGTCTGGTTTTGTTAATAGTGATACTATAATAGGTTATGAGCCTACTCATAAGCACTTAGTAATTATTAGAGATGCGGCAGCCTCAGGTGCTACAAGTGGAGACGCTTATGTTTATAGTTTTATTACTAATTCATTTACATTCGTAGAAGACATGGTTGTTAACTCTGTAAAGACAAATGTAATTACTGACGCTTATAATAAAATGACTCTAGGTTCTGCCTTGAACGAGTTTATGTCTTACGATGGAGAGCCAGAGAATCATACGACTTTTGATATAAAATTAAAAGATGATGATTTTGGTATGCCTAATGTTGTTAAAAAGATTTATGGAGTTACAGTTGAGTATTCTACTACCGAAACTAGTTCTAATGGTGTAAAGTTTGAATACACAAATGATTCTGGAGCAAGAGTGGCATCTGCAAACCTAGGAAGTTTAAGTGATACAAGTGATGTAATGACGGTTGATAAATTTGCAATAAGTACACCTGTTCTCGCTTCTTCTTTTCAAGTTCAGCTTGACTTAGCTGGCGACTGTGACCATACAATAAATAATGTAGCAGTTGAATATAGACCTATACATAAGAAGGTTACTTAATGTCTATTGATAGGGAGAAAAGATTTTTATACAACTCAAAAGGTGTAGATACGAAATTACAGATAGGCTACCCAGCTAAGAAATCAGGTAATGATGGAGAACAAAGAGTTGTTAAGACGCCAGACGGCAAGCTTAGATTGTATCGAAAAGAGCTTGGTGCTTGGCATTACTTAGAATTTACAAGGACATAATCATGGCAAATAGTTTAATGGAATTATATGGTGGTGGCATGACAGGGCCATCTAACAATTATCAACTTGGTGGAAGTGTTTCTAAATATGCTTTAGGTGGTCAAATTGCCTCCTCAAGGAGAAATAGAGAGTATCAAGGTGAGATTCGTAGGCTGAATGAGGCAGCTGAGCGGATGGCAAAGAGACAAAAGCGGGCGAGTGGACTAGGGAATATCTTGAGTACGGTGGGTGGCATCGCCGGTTCGTTTATCCCGATACCGGGAGTCGGCACAGCAATAGGAAGTGCAATAGGTACAGCCGCAGGCTCAGCCTTAGGTAGATTTGCTGGTGAGAGTACTTACAAAGATACAGATGTAGGCGGCGGAAAGTATGCTCAGCAATCAAGAAAAGATTTGCAGGGTTACTCGGACGATTTTAAGGAGAGTAGAGGAGAGAGGGCAGTAGTTGGTGGTTTAAAATCTGGCCTTATGAAATTTGCATCGACGGGTGGACAAGACTATTTAAAATCTAAATTCTCTCCGGGGTCTACACCGGGAGGCGAGCTACTTCAAGATATTCCAGAGTTAGAGCAAGTTCTTATGAATGAGTCTCCCGCGGATATGGCTCGGCTTAGCTTAGGCCCTACTGCCGCACAAGATAATATGATGGCCCGTTTCGGCTTAGACCCTGCCGCCGCGCAAGAGACTCTGGAAGGCCAGCTTCTTTCGGCTGACTCATCTGCATATGCGCCCTTTGCGGATATGCCTTTATCTGATATTTCAGCTACCCAATTAGGTGACTTTTCAAACATCGGTCTCCCGCCTCAGTCTCCATCTAATGCTTACTACGGGCCATACCTTCCAAATAGGCGCGGTAGTGGACTCATACCCATGATGCCTATGGGCGGATACGTTAATCCACAGAGACCTAATGCACCTACGATGCCACAACCATACCAACCTATGGCGGGAACTGGGCCACAAGGGCAAACTGCAGGTGAGGGTGCTAGCCCAACTACTGGCGGGACAAACCCATATGGTGTTAATATAGATGCTATAAATCAACTCGGACAATCAGGCTTTCAGGTTTTTGGCTCCGATAACCCATTATTTGGCCCCGATACCGATTGGTCTGGCTTGCAGATTGCGGGAATGCCACCGGGGCCAAAACAAAAGCCAACCGGCTCGGGTGGTACTTTTGACCCTAGTGCTGGTTATGGAACAGCGACTGGAACTATGGGGGCTCTACAACAAATGGGTATGGGTGATGTTGCTTCCGACCCAAGACTTCAGAAATATTTAGAAGACCTTCCTCAATTTAGTATGGGGTACGAACAGAAGGTTGGAGATTATAGGACAGGGGCTCAACAAGGTTTACTAGGCCTATCCCAATCGGGAGCCTCAGGTGCTGGTGGATTTGCTGGCTCGGGAGCTGCGACAACACAAGCTCAGAAACAACGAGAGCAAATGATAGGCCAGTTTGGTCGTCAACAACGTGGAGTGGTTGAAGATTATCAAGCTGACTTGCTTAGCGGTATTGGTGACATTGAACGCAAGGGTGAGTTTGAATTTGGCGTCGATACTCCCGAAGAGACTGTTACAAACCCAAATCCTCCACCAGATAGTGCAGCTTTATATGAGGGACACACAGTTACTCAAAATGGTATTAAGTGGCAATGGAATGGTATGAATTGGGAAAACATGGGCCCCGGTTAATAAGAAATAATGGAAATTAAAGGTAAGAGATAATGGCAACTAGATATCAACTTGGAGATGTATTACTTCCCGAAGCGGAGAGCTTAGCAACCGCTATTCCCAAGCTAATAGCACAGAGCACGGCAAATCAGTTAAACGAGCGTAGACTGAATCAAGAGAGTAGACGAATTGGAATAGCCGAAAGCAGGGCAGAAGAAGCCCTTGCCTTCCGAGACAAGCAGGCTAGAATCTCTCAGCAAAACTATCTTCAGCAACAGGCGTTTCAAAAATCACAAGCTGAAGAAAAGACAATGAATAGTCTGTTAAATTCAGTTACTGAGCCCTATCAAAAGCAGGCTATTTATAATAAATATGGTATGTTCGATATGGCTGCTCAAATGGAAGTTCAGGGTGATAAAGAAGTAGACCAAAAAACCTCATTAAAAAGTTTTTATGCTGTGAGTTCTGCTAAAGATATAGTAGAAGAAGGGAGTAAAGCTCTTGAAGGGTTAGACCCTACCTCCGCTGCTTATGGACAAGTGGTAGCTAGACGAGACAGTGCTTTTAACGAAGTTCAAAATTCTTATCAAGATATGTTGAAAGACCCAAGGTATAAATTTCAGTATGATATATTATTAGCTAGTGCTAAAATGCCAAACGCCGATATTAAAGGAATTTTTGAACAAATGGATGTAATGGCAGAGAGGTATCAAAAAGAAAGATATGGTGAGTCTGAAGATGAAGTCGGAGAAGGAAAAACATTAGAGGAACAGGAAAACGAACTAGTTTCAAGTTTGTTAACTGGAGACGCTTTCACACCCGAAGGCGCTTTAAGCTTTTTGCCTGATGAAGAGATACAGAGGGCAAAAGAAAAAGCAGAGCCACTAAAAAAACAACATAGTGTACTCTCTTCACAGCTTGCTTCTTTAAAGTCTCAACGGCAATCAGCGTATGATAATTATGAAGCAAAGAAAAAGGATTTATCAGTAGCAATTAAACAAGTTAAATACTATGCTAAGATAAAAGACAAAGCTAAACTAAAAAAAGCCAACGATTCTTACCGCAAGCTCCAATCTGAAGTTAATACTTTAAAGAGTGAAGTATCTAAGTTAAAACTAGGTGAACATACCGGTGGAGCCCCATCTAAATCTGATAAGTCTTTAGGTGCCCAAATCTCAAGGCTAAATTTAGAAATTAATTCTCTCAACAGGCAAGGTAGGAGGTTGACTGGTCAACCAGTTTATGGCGGTGGGTATTACAATAGATGAGTAGTATTTTTAAATGCCTCAATATAGTATAACAAAAGAAGAAGTAGACTTTCTACAATCTCTTGGCTCAGGGCAATCCAGTAAAGATGAATCGCTCTACGGATTCATACCGGGAGAGTGGCTTCCTAATTGGGTTAAACAAGGTTACAATCAAAGTATAGAAGGGTTGGCCCAACAGGTGGTCAAGGGTAACCCTGTATTTACTTTAGACCAAGACTA